AGGTCGAGTATCAAATGTATTGTCAAAATTAAAGGCATTTACTGATTCATTACAAAACTTTCCAACACTATCTTCTTATGCTTTGCCTGCTTCTTGGGTTTTAGACATATCAGCTAATGCAGCTAAAGCTGTAGGTTGGTCTAAACCTATATTGGAGGAGAAAACATGTAGAGTTATTAGAGATGCAGCAGCAGGTTTATGTAATGTAGATACTGTGGATACATCAAAGATGCAAGCATTATTCGCCTCCAATCAAGTTGGTATTTTACCAGGATTTTCAGGTACAGATGTAGATGAACTAGCAATTTCTAACATTGCCACTAAATTTGCTTACTTTGACAAATTCAGTTGGGCTAATTCACATAGTGCAGAATCTCTTAGAGCTAGTTTTGTGGTATCACCATTAGTCACTTCACAAGTTGCCACAAGAACAGTTAACGGTTCTGTTGTAGTTGAAGATTATACCCCACTTCAATTTTCAGCTAAATTTTTCAAGTACTGGAGAGGCTCTATAAAATACAGATTTAAATTTGTAAAAACAGAGTTTCATTCTGGTCGTTTAGGTTTCGCTTTTTATTTGAATGATACCAATTCTGCTAATACAGTAGTTACTATTGCTGATGCACATTATGTACATAGGGCTATTGTTGATATTAGAGAACACAACGAATATACTATCACTATTCCCTTTATGAGTAACACTCCTTATAAAGATACCATCAATGCTTATAATAGTATTGGGACTTTAGCAGTTTATGTAGTAGACCCTTTGAGAGCACCGGATAACGTTCCTTCTTCAATAGTCATATTATGTGAACATGCAGCAGGCCCTGATATAGAATTTGCAGTACCACTTAATCTTTCTATGACTCCTGCTATGAATGTTACCCCACAATCCGTCCCACAGAATAAATGTTCTTTGGGAAACGAAACTTTAGGAGCATCATCAGGTTTAGTGTCCACCCTTATCAATAGTGAAGCTTGTATAGGAGAAAGAGTATTATCTTTCAGATCCATGTTGAAAGCTTACAACGCTTTGGTTTTTACAGGCACTCCTACGGCAAGTAAATATTATAACATATTACCTTTTGGAGCCCCCGTGTTTTATGACGCAACTTCAAATTATTTTCCTTCCACTACAGCAGATCTGTATACTACTTTCTCAGCAATATTCCTCTTTTCTAGAGGCTCAGTGAGAATAAAGGTTATAGGTTGTTCTGCATCGACTACGAATCCGGCAATTTCTACCACTTACAATTTAGGTAATGGTATTAATTATTCAGTATTCGCTCAGATAAACACTACTGCAGTGGATCTCTCTACTACAACCTTTACGAACAGGTTATCTGTCCCTACTACTGCGCATTTAAATGCACAGAACGGTTATATTGAATTCCAGATTCCTCAATACAATAGAGTACACTCTCGTATTAACTCTGATCATGTAGTAAACACTAGTTTGCCTTACAA